GTTCAGCAAAATAAAGATGTCGCCTTATAGTAAGGCGGCACGAATTCCAGCATTAAGAACTTCGTGCCCAATGGGTGATTTTAAAGCGGCCATAGTAGTTTTGGTCACGTCCAAATGTTTTGTATTCGGTGCACCAGCGTGAGCTTGACGAACATTATCCATCAAAGCAGACACATGAGTTGACATTGAACTGTGTGCATATGACGCTGTTTGTAGTGCTTGTATACCCTGATAAGATACTGACCAATGTTCAACAACATCCACATGGAATGAAATAGAATTTCCACTAGTGTTGACATAATAACCTAAAACAGGTGGTTTGACACCAAACTGTGTGGTGGCAGTCGTACCTCCCAACACAGCAGTTGATGAATCTCCAATTCCATAAGCATTTGTAGTAGTACTTGACCCATCATAATAAGTATCGGAAAACGTATCTACAACTGTAGTGTTGATTTCAACAACATTATCTTTGTTAATACTTTGTCGAACTGTGTTGGCTGCTCCATTAACATAATTGATCAAACCATTAACGGTATCAGTACTCCAAGTCGACCCAGCATTATATGACCCCTCCTTATCATACAAATAAATAAGGTGGCCTCCTCTGTACAACTCAGCACCCTGGTACGTGAATTTGAGACCAGAACCAACACAGGCAAATTCATAACCAGTTGAAATGGTACTTGCAGTGTATGGTGTATTGGTACTCAACCTCTGTATAGTGCCAAATGGCCCAACGAGATCTCCAACGGTTGTATTATTCCAATCTCCATCAGTGGTAAACAAACCACCGGTGAATGCACCTACAGCAAATACTACACTAGCTCTAGTTGAGTCGGAAGCAACATTAGGGCAAACCATAAAACAAAATCCTTGACCTGAAGCAAGATTTATCTGAGTCTGTGCTTTAGCCATAAATTTCTGTGATGGTCTACCATCGTCCAAAGGTGCTGCAACACCTTTCTCAGTGTCAAATGGAACAAACTTTGCCCGAATAGTAGTCTGGATTGGGTCATATTGTTTTGAAACAGGACGTTTAGGTCCAGTGCGGCGCTTCTTCTTTTTATTAACCATAAGGCTAGCAACTTGGTTGCGCAAAGCTGCAATCATTTTAGATTGCTGCTTATCAATTTTTGATTTGTTGTTATTATTTTTGGGAATGCATATACTTTAATCTAGTCAAAGCATCAATTGACTAGTAAGTGGGAAAGATAGGGAATCACCCATAACTCTATTTATATAGCGCCCATGTTACTAAAAACAACGCTTGGAAAAAATTTCGCCAACAAAGTAAGCTCGCACTCTCCAGTACTACACGATAATAACGCATTAATATTCCTAATCTTGATGAATGATGGTAAATCAACTAACACGCTTTTTGTCACCAGTGTGCCTGTACCAAGGTAAGTTTGGATTACTTACAGCCGCCGGACTTAGTGACAACTTGGATTCCAACCCAAGCTATTGTATATCAACCATACCTGGTTTTCATTCAATTATCATACAATTGAGTGAAGAGGTGTATAACCCCATCCCACAAACAACTAATAGTTGAATGTGGGGTTGCTGGTCACCATCAAGCCCCAGCAAAGTCATAACCCGGACCTCCTATGTAGCAAAGTAAATGTGCCCATTCAACTTTGTTGTTAGAATTCACGCTACGGGGAAAAATCCTTCCCAGATGCCTCTGGACTGTGTTTGTTGTTGCTTTTATAACCATGTAAAACCATGTAATAAATAACCATGTAATGCAACAACCCACA